GAAAAGGAATCGTAAAGCATGGATGAACCGTCTTACACATGGCGGTATAAAGCAAAGTGTCGCGGAGAAGATACTGACACCTTTTACCCACCTCGTGATAAAGAAAAGTACACAATCATTGCAGATAGAGCAAAGACGTTTTGTTTTGGAGCCACAGGGAACAAACCCTGTCCAGTTCGTTTAGATTGTCTGTGGGATGCTGTAGAAAGGGATGAGCCACATGGAATTTGGGGAGGACTGTCTCATCGAGAAAGAAACGCTTTAATTCGCAAATGGAAAAAGAAGTACAAAAAAACGATGTCATTGGAACAATACATAAAAGAACTAGAGGATTAAATGAACGCAGAGTTAAAGAGGTTTCTAGAAGCCAAGAAAACTAACCCTAGACTTGTAGGAGATGTTGAACGGCACTTGTTATCTAGAGCACCCGAAATAAGGTCTACTACCGTTTTGCACCCTTCAGAGATGGTAAAAAAAGACTGGTGTTTAAGAGCCTCTTACTTTGCACTCACTGGTGTAACTGTTAAAAAGGAAGTCCCAAATCTACGTCTTCAGTCTATTTTTGATGAAGGTCACTTTATTCACCACAAATGGCAGACATGGTTTAAAGAGATGGGAGTTTTGCACGGACAGTGGAATTGCATGGTCTGTAGCAAAGAGATGTTTGCTACTTCCCCAAGTGTGTGTTTAAACTGCGGTGCTAAAAGCCTGTTCTTGAACTACCGTGAAGTTACTTTGGCTGACCCTGAAGTAAGAATCCAAGGGCATACCGATGGTTGGATAAAAGGAATTGGCAACGACTGTTTAATTGAGATAAAATCAATTGGTGCAGGAACTCTGCGTTTTGAAGCCCCTGATTTGTTAGCCAAGCATGAAGGAGATTTACAAAAAGCGTGGCGGTCAATTAAACGTCCATTTAATACACACCTGCTCCAAGGTCAAATTTACTTAGAACTTATGCGACGCATGTTGCACCCAGTAGATGAGATTGTTTTTCTATACGAGTTAAAGTCTGACCAAGATTATATGGAATTTACTATAAAAGCAGACTTTGGCATGGTTGAGGAAATCTTTGAAAAAGCAAAAACAGTCTGTGCTGCGGTTGAGGCTAAAGAACCTTTAGAGTGTAATATTGGTGGAAAGTTTGGCTGTAAATCGTGCCAACAATTTGGAGGAGAAAATGTCGCTTAAACTAGGACAAGCATCAAAGCAAGCAGTTGAAGAACTACTAGACCAGGGCTTCATCATTTCACCAACACAGTCGACTTACCCAGTTCCACATCCAGACTTAACTGTCTTAGATAGTGAGGAGTTAAGTAGATTGTTTAGCCAGTTAACTGCGTGGACAAACTACGTTGCAACACAATTAGCAGCAGCACAGATTGATGAACGTGCTGCAGAAAAGTTGTTAGACACACAAACAGCAAAGCGTATGATTTTGAGGTCAAGTTCAACTGCTAAAACACCCGTTGCTGCTATGAAGGCTGATGTTGCTGGAAGCCCTGAAATTATTAAACTCTCTGAGGAATTAGAAGTTCTTTATGCGTATAGAAAAATGATTGAGGTAATGTTCTTTAATCTAGAAAGAGACTCTGCTTTAATTTCCAGAGAACTAACTCGCAGAGCATCTGACTTTAGAGCAAATAGACAGGACAAAGCCTCATGGTAGATGAGACAGTCTTATACGAAGCACAGCGTTTAATTACTAGTGACCGTAATAAAGCCTACGACCATCCGCTAGATAACTTTGCTCGTATCGCCAAAGGGTGGTCTGTAATTTTTAATAGTGAAGTAACTGAAGAACAAGTGGCTTTGGCAATGACGTGGGTAAAAATCTGCAGAGAAGTTCATAAACACAGTCGAGATAACATCGTTGATGGTGCTGGGTATCTAGGCACACTTCAAATGGTTATAGATGAGCGTGAACTCCGTGCCAACAAAAACGATTGATGGCGGGCTAACAAGAAAAACAGACGTTTACATTGGTATTGACCAATCGTTAACGGGGTTTGCCTTAACAGCCTTAGCAGAAGATAACCCACTAGAGTTTTTTACGTGGATATACAAATCTCCTTATTTTGGTATTGAAAGATTAGTAGACATTAAAGAATGGCTTGAAGACACTTTAGATTATATTCAAGAACACGGTATTGACTTATTAGACGTAGCCATTGAAGGAAGTGTTTTACAAAGCCCTGCTGCTCTTAAGTTAGGAGAATTAGCAGCAATTGTTAAACTGTCGTTATACGAAAGAGACAAGATATTTCCTTTACAAGTCTCCCCTATGACCTTAAAGAAGTTTGCTGCAGGAAAAGGAAATGCCAAAAAACAAGAGATGCTGTTACAGATGTACAAGAGATGGGACGTTGAGTTCAACGACGATAATGCTGCCGATTCTTACGCCTTAGCCCGCCTAGTCTCAGGAAACGGGATAAACAAGGTAGAAACCGAGATTATTGAGCAGATGTCTAATCCAAAATACAGAGATGAACCACGTTTAGCCTGACTTTTGGGGGTTTCTTCTCTACCTTTATAAGTAGGTAGGGCACTACAAATCGAACTTAAAGGACTACTAATTGTGACTAACGAACCAACCCCCGCTTCAGAAGAAGCGTTTTTACGTGTAAGTGCTGGAAGTAACCCACAAAGCGTTGCTTCTGCAATTGCTCACGCTTTGTATTCAGGTGGGCAAGTAAAACTACGAGCCGTAGGTGCAGGAGCCGTTAACCAAGCGGTTAAAGCATTAGCGATTGCTCGAGGCTATGTTGCTCCCCGTGGATTGGACTTGACCTGTAAACCAGGGTTTACAACCATTGAAAGCCGTGATGGAGAGATTTCTGCAATTGTTTTTAGCATTGAAGCAAAGTAAAAAAGAGTATTATTAAGGTAAGCAAAGGAGTTTATATGTCAGATTATCGTCAGATGGGACAGGCTATGCGTCGTCGTGCAGGTGCGTCAAGCAGCACACTAGGTGGTGCTGATAAGAAAGTTTCAGTTGAAGTTCCTGATGCAATTAGTGACATGCTAAATGCGTCAAGTGCTCGTTTATCTGTAGGTGCAGTTCGTGGAAAGTTAGTTAAAAAGAAGAGTACACAAGCAGCAGACCCAACAGTTATGGGACCAAAAGCAAAGCGTGCTCCTATGCAGGCAGGTGCTGAAAAACTTGGACCAGCATGCAGAATTACATCTTCATATTCTGTTACCTCTCCAGAAGCAGCATCAACCATGAGAAATGGTCGAATTGTTTCAAGCACAATGGGAACTCGAGCATCACTCACAGATTCCATTCACGACTCAAGAGCGTAACATGAGTTCGAATGCTCTATCTGCTGCACAAGGCGGAGAGATGCCAAAGCCATATCGGTATTCTGGCTACACTGCTCCAAAAGGATTAGGCAGCGTTAACGCAACCACACAAAGTAAGCGCACTGCATGGACAAATGACAGTGACCCGTATGGAACCCCACAGCCTCTATCAAAACAGACACAGGGTTCGTATTACAAGTGGGACGACGGAAGTGCATCTCAACCTAGCGTTGAAAAGAGATAGGTGTGTCGCAGTAGTTTTCGTTAAATAGTTTGTATACTAATTCGTAGACAAACTCTTAACAAAGGACTACTTATGGCAGATGAGTCGCTTCTTTCAGTTCTTGATGAACTGTTAGCAAAAGCCGAAGCCCCTACGGTTCGCCCATGGACATGTAAATTTGCTAAGTGGTTAGAGACTTTAACGGCAGACGAAATATCTCGCGTTAAAAAAATAATGGACTCAAACATTACTCATGCAGAACTTCATCGACTGTTGTCGAGAGTGTGTGATGTTAGTCGGGACACCATCAGGACTCATAGAACAGGACGCTGTGCATGTCGAAGTTAAACCCAGAAGATTTAGATAAAGTTTTAACTGATGCAGAACAAAGAGTGGTTGAATCGAAGATTAATGAAGTTTTACACAAAAACGGAATTGACCGCGATGAAGTTGGGAAGATTTCTCGGGTTAGTGTATCTACTTACCAAACGGTTACTAAAGGTGAAGACGGCGAACCAGTCATCAACGACCTTGAAGCGGTTAAGGTTGTTCTCCATCCTTCTTGGGAAGCAGGACCGCAATGGGAAATAATTCGCCCAGCAACTCCAGTAGAAGTAAAACTACCTTGGAAACCACAGGTTAAAAAGAAGTCCGAAACAGATTTAAAGTGTGCGTTTATTTTGCCTGACCCTCAAATTGGTTATCGTAAATATGAAGATGGAACACTAGACCCATTTCATGATGACCAAGCCATTGATGTTGCTTTACAAATTATGGCGTTTGTTCAAGAGAAGTATGGCATTGATGTAGTCATTAATCTTGGAGATTTTTTAGATTTACCAGAGCACTCAAAGTTTATTCAAGAAGCAGCATTTGCTGGAACAACACAACTAGCCATTAACTACGGTCACGAATTCTTAGCAAAACAAAGGGCTATTTCACCAGAAGCCCGTATTGTTTTACTTGAGGGCAACCACGATAATCGTTTAAACCTTTACGCAACTAGAAATGCTCAGGCTTCTTATGGTCTAAAAAAAGCGGGAGACATTAATGGAGACCCTGTTTTAAGTGTTCAAAACCTTCTATGCTTAAAAGAATTAAACGTTGAGTTCTACGACAAATACCCATCTCAAGAATCTATGGTTTGGCTAGGTAAATACCTGCGTGCTATGCACGGAAATAAAGTAAGAAGCAACGGAAATACAGCAGTTGCTTACACAAATGACACACCGCATCTGTCTACTATCTTTGGACACATACATCGTATTGAAATGCAATACAGAACAACTTTTGATGCAGATGGTCCAATCAGAAGTGTTTGACGGTGCTGTTCCAGGAGCAAACTCTGGAGTTGGTGGAGACGGTCGTCCAGGAAAACACTATGAAAACTGGCAACAGGGTCTTGCTGTAGTTTGGTACAACGAAACTTCTGGAAGATTTTCGGTAGAGACTGTCAACATTATTGAAGGAACTGCTCTATACCAAGGTCAAGAATTTCTAAGTTCTAAAACCTCTACGTAATGCATTTCAATTTCAAATTTAGCCATATCAATATCTGAAGTTACAGAGCCTTTCCAACCACATTTAGTTGGGTTGCACACAGGCTGGTAAAGGACTTCGCTGACAATAGCAACCACAGCGTGATGTTTTAAGCCCATTTAATACCCCCTTTATCCTGACAAACGCTATCTTATCTTAGAACATATAGGTATGAGTAATGCAGCCCTGAGTGATGGTCAATTTGCTGAGCACTTAAACCGCTCAGACACAGGCGGAGCCTCCCTAAACTTTAAAGACCGCACAGAGGTTTCAGGTAAAGGGTTTATGACGGCTTTTTCTGGGGCTGAAAAAACACTACCACTACCTGCAAAAGAAGAAGACATAACTTCTTTTAAAGAAAAGAATAAACCTGCAGTTGAGGGTAATGCAGCAGCAGTTCACGGTGCTTGGAAATACCCAGAAGGACATTACACTCAAGATTTATCAGTGCAAGTTTCTACTCCTAAAGAATCTCAAAAAATGGGAGAGAATGAAAAGCAACAGGCTGCTTATGCATTGCCTGGAAGTCGCGTATCTAGTCGAGGACATCACCTTAAAGAAGGTGGGGATGTTTTGTTCCACACCGCAGACTTGGGAAAGAATGATTCAGACCCACGCTATCGTCCAGGTGCATTAGACATGGCAGGTGGTAAGGGTAGTTTTACTCGTAACCAATACGCAAACAAAGACTGGAAAAAAGTTGGCGGAACATTGAACGGTAAACCAGTTAATTACGAAAGCGTTTTAAGAACTATAAATGAAAATCGCACAAATCGTATGAGGGGTGAATAATGCCTAGTAGCAGTATGTCGCCAAATCAAGATTGGCAAGCACTTGGTGCAGGTGGTTTATATGGATACAACAATCAAGGCGGTTCTGGTGGACCTGCAGTTAGAGACAATTTAGATTTTCAAAGATTAGGTGTAGGACGAGTTCCGTCTGCTGAGTATCCTGACGGATATTTAGGTACACTTACTACACGTCGTCGAGATGACAAACTTCTTGATTCACTCAAGAACAATGTTAACAAGAAGGCGTATCAACGAGGTGTTCACAAAGGTGAACGCATTGAGCCAAGTGGTTACTACTGGCCTACCGAGTTGCAACCGACCCGTGGATTATCACGCCAAATGAATGCGAAAATGGATAATACCAACGGGACAGTTGTGTATCGGGTAGCCCGAAATAGCCCTGTGGTTGAACTGACACCTGCCCCACATCTCGTTAATGATGGAAAAGCAAACCTACGTGCTGACCAACCAGGACAACTAAATCCAAAGAGAGCATCTCAACTTTTAAACATGCGTCCTGCTTGGAGATAACATGGCAGAGGAATTAGCAAAGCGGGTTGTTTTTAGCCCCATCATGTCTCAACAGTTAATGCAAAAGAATGTTGACAATATTACTTCTCGTTTTAAATCAGCCACTAAAGAACAACGTGCAGAAGGTGTTGACTGGTATAAACGAGCCAATGACATAGCCTTTGAATTGGGTAAGGGTGACGTTAAAAAGGGTGCAGGTATTCTTTCAGCACTAAGCCCTGCCATGGAATGGAATCGTAATATCCGTGCTGCCAGAGAACTGGTAAACACAGGAGATACAACACATCAGTATTACAGTTCAACTGTTGTAAAAGCCAAAAGAATTTTAGAGGGCGAAGACCCAGATACCTTGTTTAATGAAAAGACAGGTGCAAAAACACTAAACTTTTATCACAATATTGCAAACCCAGAGGACCCTTTGCCAGTAACAATTGACCGTCATGCACATGATATTGCGGTAGGGGAAAAAGGTTCTATGACTAAGACTTTGAGTGGTCATTTAGCAGGACCTAGATACAAGCATTTTTCTGAAGCGTACAGAAACGCTGCTCATGAATTAGGTATACCAATTGCTAATCAAGTTCAAGCAGTAACATGGGGTACTCAACCAAAAGGAAGACAGGCAAATGGCTAGAGGTAGTGGAACAGATGGTCGCTACGACCACACAAAGCCTTGGACTCAACGTCCACCTTTTATGCCAGACCAAGTTGCAAAGCGTTGGCAATATAGCGGTCCTTGGTCTTCTAATGAAGAACGCCTTACTTCTCAAGCCCTAATGGTTATGAACGTTCCAGGTGCAGACATTCAAGCAATGGTTCGTCCTAATCTTCCTCAGATTCGTTTGTTTCCAGAAAAATATGGCTACAACAGAAAAACTTTAGGCATAGATGACATAGTTACTATTGACCGTAATTACATTGAGCCTAGAGTTGGTTGGTACTCAGGCGGAGTAGCAGGTTACACAGGTTCTATGAGAAATAGTTTGGGGAATAACTGATGGATGAAGAATCAGGCGGTTTAACTTTGGATATGCAAGCCAAGTTAGTTATGGATAACACCGTAAAATACAATGGCTCTGCTCCTTGTCCACAGTGTGGTGTTATTATGGACCCTGTGTCTATGATGTATAGCAAAGGTATGTGCCCACAGTGTTTTTCTCAACACTCGGCTAAACGTCTTAAGGATAGAATGGCATGAGTAAAAAGCCACGGGCAAAAACTAAAAGCGGTAAGCCATTACTTAAATCAGGAAAAATTGCTGTTCCTACAGTAAAAAGAGGAGCAGACGGAAAGTTAGTTGGCACTTCTCCTCAAGAAAGAGATGCTGCTCGTAGAACAGAATTACCAACGGCTGACAGAAATGCTATGGGAGTTCCAGAACCAACGGTTGGTTCAGTCCAAAGAGTTTCAGCAGTTCGTGGTGTTGGCACACCTGCAAAAGGTGCAGCAGGTTCTTACCCTGTTATAAAGGGTCTTGTAGACCAAGCAAGAATGCACCTAAAGAACATGCAAGAAACTCACGGAACCCCAGCCTTTCATGAACACCATGAGTCCTTTAATCAGGTCCATGCAACCCTAGCCATAGGTGCTCCAGACATCCATGTGTCCCTCAAAGTGGCAAAAGACCAAGTGGTTAACCCCACCGAAAACTCCTCAAAACACCTAACGTTGGCCCATAAAGCAATTGATGACAGACTTAGCATTTATAAGAACTCCTCAGAGAGTAATATTGAGAATAGTCAAGCAGGCTATCAAGAACGTATGAGAAAAATTCGTGCTGAAAGGAATCCCTCATGAATTGGAATGACCGTCGTAAAGCAAAAAAGGCTGCAAGTGCCACTATGAAGACCACTCTTGGTCAAATGGCAAAATCAGGTTCTTTGAGAGCAACTACCACCTCTCCTGGACAAAGAGAGTTTGGTAAAGCAGAACGTGCTGCTGTAAAAGAAAAAGCACAAGGTTACGCTTCTACTAATTATTTAAGTGGCACTAGAAAAGATACTAAGCCACAGAGAAAAGACTACGACTTAGCAGCACAAACAGTTAGCAAGGCTGAAGATGTTAAGGGTTATGACGGTCCTGCTTATCGCAAATCTGATGCAAAGATGAACGAACGAGGACAACAAAAGAAGTATCTACCAAAGGCAGGTAAGTAATTATGGCAGTTAACTCATCACGTTCAATGAACGCTTCACTAGATGCTGGTGCAACAGACGGTAAGTATCGTAAGGCTCGTCCTGATACTGAAGTTGTTGCAGGTGCAGGCACTGAAGAGACATTGGCTAATCGTCAAGCACTACACCCATTCCTTAACTACGGTTTTGCAACTACCGAACATCCAAATAAGGTAAACCCTGGTAAGTAAATGACTAAAAAACGACCTCGTAGCATTGGTGCTACAGCAGGTAAGGGTGGAGCAAAGCAAGTAAGAGTTGAGTTCACCGAAGAACGTAAAGAGGGTGGCGGTGCACGCCCTAATCGCAAAAAGGGTGGAAAAGTTAGAAGACCAATTCCAACCGTTGGTGGTAGAAAGCGTCGCGTCAAAATAGATTAATTAACGGTAGACTACCGTTCACTACACAAGGAGTATCACATGGGCCAAATCCCTTTATTGGGTTCTCGTAAATCTGATGACCATAACTCTGGTCCAGTCATTCGTCTTTTGCACTGCAAAGTGTGCAATAGTATTGAAGAACTTCCCCCTTACACAGGTGCTCCAGAACAGGATTACCTGTTAGAAATCGCTTGTGAAAAACATAAGTTTCCTTCTGGAGAAGAACATAAAGGATTGCTCTTTATCGTTCCAGTAAAGGCGTGGGCTAATACAGATGCTCGCAAAGATATGATTCGCCAAATTAAAGGCGGTGGCTCTAAAGGTCTTGACGAAATTGACTCTACTTTCTACGATACTAAGAGTCAATTTGGTGAAGATGCTATGAACTGCTGGAAGAGCAGAAATAGACCACAAGATAGTTGCCCTGATTATCAAACTGACAGCAAGAAACTTGTGCCTAATACGAAAAAGGAAAGAAAAGAGTTAGGATTGGACACAACGATGGCAGGACCAAAAAATTACTTGTGTCATTTTTGTCCAATCCACGCTAAGGTAGTTCAACGTAAACGACAACTGATGGGAATGTATGACTAACATGGAAAACGCTAACCTAGACCTCGATTTCTACTTTGTTGTAGGAGTTGAAAAAGACGGAAATATCCAAACTTATAAAGAGTTACCTGCAAATGTAACTACTGAGCGTCAAGCCTCTACGTTTGACATCTACAAGGTTGCAAAAGAGATTGTCTCTGACATTGAGGCTTCACTACTTGCAGACCGCGTAGTTGCTGGTGTTATGAATGCTATGGCACAACGTGAAATGACAGTTCAAGAGCGAATTGCTCAGAACCTAAAGGAACGTGGCGTTGAGTTTGACGCAAGCAACGGTCAAGAAGTTTCTTTCTCAACCGACCCTGTTGAAGCAGAAGTTGTAGAAGACTAATATGGTTGCCATTGAGATGTCTTGTGCTTGTGGGGCTTCTTTAAGCCTTACAGGAGACAAAGAAGAGACTGAACAACTATGGCATCTCACACATAGGTTTACTAATGCTCACACAGTTTGTGGCTTTATTGATGCCCCTGCTGTAGATAAAGAGAGACGTGTTCCTATGAAAAAACACTTCCTCAAGCCGATAATTGAGGACGATGAAGAGTAAAATAAAAGCATGAACCGCAACGATGCTTTAACGCGAGTGGTTGGCTCAGTAAACATTTCTGAGGCAACCACTTCGTATTTTTCTAACCCTGAAAATGAGTTAGACCCTGTTCTATTCCAAGGACAAACAGTAAAGCCATGGATTCGCAATAGCCTTTTAAGAATGATAAAAGACTGCCTAGATAAAACATACAGGTCACAAGAATCTTGGGCAACGGCTTGGTTAGCAGGTTCAGGCGTTTCTTACCAATGGAAAGTGCAACGTTCTCCTGCAGACCTTGATGTCTTAATCGGTGTAGATTATTTAACGTTTCGACGTAGTAATCCTGAATACACCCAGTTGTCTGACACTGAAATTAGCAAGATGATAAACGATGACTTTCGCACAAAACTTATGCCTAACACTAAAAATTGGGAAGGCTACGAAGTAACTTTCTATGTAAATCCTGGTGCTACAGACATTCGAGTTATCAAGCCTTACGCTGCTTACGACCTCACACATAGTGAATGGACAGTGCACCCTGACCCACAAGCACAACCAAAAACTAACAGAGCATGGGAAGACGCAACACTTCGAGATAAACAAAAAGCCGTTGAGTTAGTCTCTAGGTATTCAACTGCAACAACAACATTAAAAGCAGCAACTAACCCTGCTTCTCGAAGAAATGCTGAGTCACAATTACTTACTGTTTTAGAGCAAGCGTCTGCTTTGTGGGATGACATTCACAGTAGTAGAAAAAAAGCCTTTTCTGAAGCAGGAGAAGGTTACGGAGATTTTTATAATTACCGATGGCAAGCAGGAAAGAAACTAGGCACTGTTGCAGTGCTACGTGTAATGAAAGATTACCTAGATTCTTTTAGAGAAGAAAACGAATTAGAAACTTATGGCGTTACCCTTCCTGATACTCAAACCCTAATTCGTAGAGCAGCGACATACAGAACAGGCAGATAACTTGAACATACTCGTAGCACTAGAAGGCGTATTAAGTTCGGATAACAGCGATAACCCAAGCAGAGTTGGGGCTATGGTTTACTATGGATTTAAGCCTGCTCATAGAGTTGCAATTTTTACTTCTTGGAGTAAACCTCAAGCAGAACATTGGCTAAATGTAAATGGTTTTGTTGGCTATGACGAACTAATTGACAATACCTATGACCTAATTGGTGATGAACTGGCTCAACGCCAAATCACCGTTGCACGGTCACGCCAACAGGTAGAACTATTAGTTACTGGTGACCCAAAGTTAGCAGCATGGGCTTTTGAACAAGGGCTACCTTCTTTAGTGTTAGCCCACCCAGACACTATGCTTGTGCAAAATCGCCCAGACGCTCCAAAGAAAATGCGGGCCTGGACAGATATTGAAGACGTAATCACCAAAAGAAACATTAAACGTTCTTTAGACATGTCTAAAGACGATGATGGTGCTCTTTTTAGATTCGATGACTAGTTATGAACATTATTTACGGGGGCACCGAAGTTGGCAGCAATAGAACACTGCTTGAATCCATGGGTGTTACCCGCATGGCACTTTCTTTTTACGCCTTAAAGAAGCGTGGATTGCCTCAAAAGAAACTATGGCTAGTATCTGAGCACTTCCTACCTACACTAGACATCTTGGTAGATTCTGGCATTGCCCAGGCTGAACGTGATGGGTTGTCTAAAGAGGAACTAACTTCTTTAGGGGCTGAATACCAAGAGTTCGTCGCCAATAACCTGGATTCTATTCTGGGCTTTGTTGAGGCAGACTCTCAAACCCTAGGGCTAGAGTGGATTCTTCAAGAACGTGCCTCTTTTGAACATGACCCTAAATTGTGGGTTGTGTGGCATGAGTCCTACGGGCTTCCAGTCCTGCGACAATGGGCTAAACGCTACTCAAATATCGCCATACCCCACGCCACTATTGAAGCCTGTACGAGCCTTGCAGGGGTCACTAGAGGGCTGTCTAGCCAGTATGGGACGAAGTTCCACGCCCTAGGCTCAGCCAAGCCTGATAACCTTCGGCAGATACCTTTCACTACCGCTACAACCCTATCGTGGTTGTCTCCCATGAGGAATGGGGAGACCATAATTTGGGACGGAACTAAGGTAGTTCGGTATCCCAAGAAGATGATGGGTCAAGCGAGAAAACGCTACTCGTCAGTAATAGCCAAGGCTAATTTAGACTACGATGCGTTCTTAAAGAACAATGGGGTGGAATCCTCTAAGGTTGCAGTCTGGTCATACCAACAG